AAGCGGGAGTACATGGACCCGAACGCCGAATGGCGCAGCTACTGCCCACAGTGCCCTGTGCGCGAGACTTGTCTAGAGTTGGCCAGGGAATCTGCTTCTGTGGGGATCTTCGGTGGGAAGCTTTTCCGCCACCGCAATGGAGGCTCCGGCTCGGCCTTTGATCAGGTTGAAGAGTTTGATGAGGCGAATATGCCCAAGACGGGCAGACCCAGCATTAGCCCACGAAATGTGAAGCGAAGGGCTGAAACGTCCCGAAAGAAGGTCAATGCTAGAATTTCAACTACCAGCACATGCTAGTCACTCTGCGATCAACAACTACCTCCGTTGCGGGAAGGCTTACGAACTAGGTAAGCTGGGTGTCAAGGAAGCACCTGCCTGGTGGCTCCTCGGTGGAAGTGCTGTCCACAAGGCCACGGAGTGGCTGGACAAGGGCGAGTGGGATGAGGCACCTGAGTTTGCCTTCTACCTGGCCTTTCAGCAGGAGATCGAGCAAACACTGGAAGTGTACCCCAACCAGGACGCCTGGCGCAAGGCAGGCTACGGAGCACGTGCGCAGGGCTACGAACACTGGATCCAGCAGGGCCCCCGGTACGTGAAGCAGTGGGCTGATCGTGGTGAAGAGTGGCGCCAAGTCGAATTGGATGTCTCCACCACGCTCCCCTCGGGGATCGTGATCAAGGGCTACATAGACCGTGCCCGCAGGGTCAGCAAGAACGAGGGTTACCAGTTTGTGGACCTCAAGACAGGCAGCACACGCCCGGACTCTGACCAGCAGCTTGGTATCTACAAGGTCCTGTTCGACCTGTGGCTGAATAAGAACAGTGCCACTCGCCACATTGGTGGCGGGGATATCAGAGCCTTCAACTACATGTTCAAGGACGATGAGTTCTATGAGATGGACGTGTCCAATTGGACACTCCACACGGTGGATCAGATAGCTCAGGAGTGGCTTCATGGGATTCAGTCCTCCGTTTTCCTCCCAAACCGGGGCAAGCAGTGTGGAAGCTGTGGGCTCTCCTCCGCCTGTTACCTCGCTTCTGGAGACTCAAACGTCACCAGACGATTCGATCGACTCAACCCCCATTACGGAAAGTAGGAACGTGGTTACGAAGACAGAAGAGGCCGTGGCTGACATCTGGGCCACGGAGCCCAAGGCTCCGGTCAGCGAGCGTGAGTTTCTCACGGTCACCCTCAAGGCTGGTACGGGCTATGACGCCCCGTGGCTGGTCGCTCACGCCAACAGTGTAGAGGAAGCCCTGGAGTTTCTCAAGCACCCTGACCTGGATGAGCTGATGGACCTCACTGCCCGGCAGGGCAAGGCACTGGGCAAGGCCTTCGGAGGCTCTCAGAGCTTCGCTAAGCCTGCTGCGGGTGGCTCTGGTGGTGGCTGGTCCAAGCCTGCTCCGCAGGCTGCTGCAAGCTCTGAGACGCCCCAGGACACCTGCCCCACGCACAACTGTCCCATGGAGTACGTGGCTCCCTTCAAGAAGCGTGACGGCTCCGAGATCAGTGCCCGTGTGGCCTGCCCGGTTCCGAACTGCCGTAAGAAGACCTACTGGCTGAACAAGGACGGGTCCTGGACCCTGAAGGAGCAGTAATCATGACCTGGGACTACGACTCTGATGCTCAGTACGAGAACGAGCGGATGTCAGAGAATGTTGCTGAGCTGGCTGAGGCTGTAGTTGGTCATCGCATTGTCCAGGTGGACTACACACAGGGAAACTACTTCACTCCCCTTGAGATCACTCTCGACAATGGCAAGAAGGTTCTTCTTGCGAACACCAGCGACTGTTGTGCCTATACGGAGCTGAACAGGTTCCTGCTGAATCCGGACAAGATCGATCACATCATTACGGGTGTGACTGCTGGGGAGAACTTCGAAACCTGGCACATCTATGCGGACATGGAAGACGTTCTCTCCCTGGATGTTTCGTGGTCGTCCGGGAACACTGGTTACTATGGCTTTGGTTTTGACATCGCAGTGGTGGATGCCTGAGGAGGCATATCATGTGGTTTGAGTATGACCAGAACAACAGCGGCGGAAGCTTTACCCTGAATGAGAACCTCGGAGTGAAGGTTTGGATTGAGGCTCGTAACGCTGCGGAAGCAGATGGTTATGCTCAGTCCATTGGTATCTACTTCGATGAGAACTACAGCACTGATTGTGAGTGCTGTGGAACCCGTTGGAGTCCTCGGAACTCTTACTGGGCAAGCGATGGTGTAGAGACCCTCGAAGAGGCCACTGAGTATGCGCGGTCCGGCCGATATGGATGTTGGGATGGTGAGCGTGCAGGTGTTGCTCACCACCAGGACGGTCGTATCGAGAATGTGATGTTTGATTGAGCTTCAAGCTAGCTCGTGCCGTCAGGCGGGGGCTCACGAACGGTGAGCCCCTTCCGGATGTGTTCCGATCGCTCAAGGATCGAGGGATTCGGTTCTACCGAGGTGGAACCATTCTGGTGGGTGGCGTTCCGGGATCCATGAAGACCATGTTCATCGGGCACATGGTGGACACCATGAAGGTCCCCACCCTCTACATTAGCAATGACACCAACGAGCTGGATATCGTCTCACGCTACCTCGCCCGCCGCACCAAGCAGGACAGCAACATCATGCGCACCAAGGCTCTGAGAGACCCGCAGTGGGCTTCGGAGAGGCTCTCCGATATGGATTGGGTCCGTTGGAACTTCAACGCCTCTCCGTCCCTTGAGGAGATCGAGGAAGAGATGATGGCCTTCGAGGAGCTGTGGGGTGAGCACGCCCACCTGGTGGTCGTAGACATCCTCATGAAGGTGGACTACTACGAAGATGGTGGCGGAAGCCTTGAGGGCATTGTTCGCTACCTGGACAAGCTAGCCCGAGACACTGGGGCCTGCATCGTCATCGCCTGCCACACCAGTGAGAACGAGGATGGTCATCCGTGCCAGCCTCTGAAGGCGATCCTGAACAAGGTGTCCAAGCTCAGCACGCTGGTGCTGACAACGGCCTTTGATGGGAACACCTTCCACCTGGCACCCGTGAAGAACCGCAACGGCTTTGCCGATGCCACCGGATACACCTCGATTCAGTTTCTGGTGGATCCCACAATCGCAATGTTAGAAGAACTCGAATGATGTTCGAGTACAACCGAGCATCTAGTGGAACTGTATGTTCTAGAGGAGCTGGAATAGTGGCTAGAACGATGAACGTCGATGATAGCCTGTATCGACTTCGCGAAGTCAGTGCTTCCTGGGCCTATGGGCCCTACACCAACATTGGCATCGCTCGGGGGATGCGTACACGGATTCAGTACTGGGATAGGCGTTGGGGCCGCACCCCTCATGAATATGTCATAGAGCGTGTCACAGCGGGAAGTCTCACGGATCCCATCTGGGAGCGGGTTGATGGCTAATGACGCTCGAAGAGTTGGAAGCCAGTTTGAAACAGACGCGCTTGTGTTCTTGCGGGAATCCGGCGTGTCAACTGAACGTCTCGCAAGAGCTGGAGCCAACGACGAGGGCGATCTTGCTATTGGTGGTGGAGCTTTCATCGCTGAACTCAAGGCTCGCAGAGATCGAAACTCGTCTCTCAACCTTCATGCTTGGCTTCTCGAAGCAGAACGAGAAGCAGACAACTACGCCAAGGCTCGCAACCTTTCAGCCTCCCCCACGCCGGTCCTGGTAGTGAAGAACCCCCGTCACAAGATTGAGGACAGCTTTGTTGTCCTCCGACTGAAGGATTTCATCAGTGGAGAAGAAAACGTTTAAGAACATCGGCTGGGTGTCGGGGGACCTCACCAGCGGTGAGGGTTGGATGATCTCCGATCAGCATCGAACTCAGTTTCCTCGTGACGAGTGGGACATGGAAGTCACCTTCACCAAAAAGGTGAAGCCGGTTGAGGTTGGGGATCAGGTTCTTTACTACGGCACCTACTATGAGGTTGTGGGTGTTTATGGGAACTACCTGTGGTTGAATGACCCGCACGATGATCCGCCGAGCCTCCTCACAGTCCAGGATGACCAGGTTCGCCGTGTCAGCTAGGTTCAACATCGAGCCTATTCTGGAATGGTTCGGGGCGGTTATCCCGCCCCGCTCCTCCAAGCTCAAGTGTCCATTTCATGATGACAACCACGACAGTGGTTACATCCCCGAGTCCAGGCAGTACTTCAAGTGCCTTGCCTGTGGCGTCCAGGGGGACGCTGTGAGACTGCTCTACATGTTCAAGCTTGAAGAATCCGGCGCTCTTGTAAAGGGAGATGAGAACTGGCGTGACGCTTACGCAAGAGCAAAGGAGCTTGCTGGAGAGCCAGACGAGTCGGCACCAGGAACACCTGTACGTGGCGGCCGAGTACCTGGAAGGCCGAGGGATTACCGAGGACACAGCCGTTACAGCAAGACTAGGAGTAGTTGATGAGCCCATTCATGGAGACAACGAATCTGCTTTCAGCAGACTCACCATACCCTACATCACACGTTCGGGAGTTGTCGATCTGCGTTATCGATGCATTCGGGGCCACGACTGTGGAGAAGTGGGCTGTGCCAAGTATCTTGGTAGGCCAGGATCGTCTCTTCGAATCTATGGCGTCGAGGATCTCGTTTCTGCTGGGGACACAATCGCAGTCACCGAAGGCGAGCTGGACCGCCTCATTCTACGCCAACTTGGATATCCTAGTGTGGGACTTCCGGGGGCCGAATCATGGAAACGACACTGGCATCGACTATTTGAAGACTTTGAACGGATCCTAGTGTTTGGTGACGGTGACAGTGCTGGAAGGCGCTTCATCAAGAAGCTGATGGACGAGTTTCCGCAGAGTGTTGAGGGAGTGCAGCTCCCTGATGGTGAAGACGTGAACAGCATCTTCCTAGCAGAAGGGCCCGAATATTTTGAGCGCTACCTACGGTGAATATCCCTTTCACCCCGAGATGTTCCTACCAGACCGACTAGATATTCTGGAGACAGACAAGGTACAGTATTGGGAGACGATAGCACAGCAGGCTGTGGAGTTTTTCTCCTCTAAGGAGGATTTCATGGACTGGGTGTGCAAGCACTACGGCTCCGATGACAACCGCCGCACCGCTGACGGTGCGTGGGTCCTGGTGAAGTGGATCCAAGACAGCCCGGAGATGGATTGTGACTAAGAAGCTGACATGGGAGGTCGATAAGACCTCCCTGATCCTGAAGGTAGCCGGTGGCCCCAAGGAGACCACTTGGAAGATCCGGAAGAATGCTCCCATCACGGATGTTTCCCAGATTCTTGAGGATGTTTGGATGTCTCTGCAAGACGACAAGAAGCTGATCGACCTGGCCCGTGAGCTAACGGACACCGTGGATGCAGAGGCTCTGTCAGCTCGAATGCCGCTCGGGGAGGTTCGTGCCTACGAACCAGTACAGGCAGACACGGAAGAGGCTTCCAGGGCCGCTCAGGCGGCTCGCGTGGCCCAGCTGAGCGCCAGCGCTCAGTGGTGGGATGCCGATGAGGAAGAAGGCTACGGGATTCCGATTCCCGACTACGACAGCGGGGAGATCAAATGAGTAACTTTGAGTTCCTGCTCCTCGGTGTGATCGTGGGAGCCCTGTTTGTCCTCGGATTGGTGCTGATGCTCGGATGAAGCTACTCAAGGGCAACCGCTATCAGGAGCTGCTGATCGCAGAGCAGCGGGTCAAGGACTTTCTTCTCCTGCTGGAAGCTATGGAGCTTGCTGAAGTCACCGGTGAGAAGCTTCAGCGTGAATGGGATCGCACGCTGGGCAGGGCTATCCGGTTGGACTACCGTGTATGAAGATCCTCGTAACAGGCTCCCGCGACTGGGATGACTGGCTGATCGTAGATCAGACACTCAGGCAACTCAACCCCGAGAATGGGCTTGAGCACACGCTTATTCAGGGTGGTGCAAGAGGGGCTGATCAGATCGCTTTTGATGTAGCCCAAACACGTGGGTGGCGGGTTAAGACAGAGCCCGCCAAGTGGGCAGAGCACGGTAAGGCTGCTGGACCC